CAAACTTATCCATTACCAATCCTCAATTACCTCTTCTTTATCCCAATCCTCTTGTTCTAACTCTTCTTCAAGTTCTAATCTCGAACCACAGAATGTACAATACTCCATACGATAATGGGAATCCGACATATCATGTTTTATTCGGTAAACTGCATCACATTTGACACACTCTATATGTTTTGAAGGTTCAGTCATATTATGCTACTGCTGTCCCCCAGACATCATCCCACTTCCCTTGGAGCGCCCCCCTCGCATAATCAGTTGCTCTATTTTCAAAGAAGTTTGTATGTGTAGGTGCGTTAATCATTTCTTCTACCCACAATAGTGGATTTCTTTTTACCTTGAATATACCTCTCATACCCAAACTAATCAATCTCCTGTCAGCAATGTATCGAATATATGTTTTAACATCTTCTGGTTTTAGATTCTCCATTGGCCCCATAGCAAATGCAAGGTCAATAAATTTTTCTTCTAACTCTACCATATTTTCAGCAATGGTATATATTTCTCTTTTAAGAGAATCCTTCCATAGTCTTCTGTTCTCCTCTATGTAAGTTCTAAACAACTTAATCATAGACTCAGCGTGCATAGTCTCATCTACAATAGACCATGTAATAATCTGACCCATACCTTTCATCTTACCGTGACGCGGAAAGTTCAATAACATAATGAAAGAACTAAACAACTGCATACCCTCAGTAAATGCACTAAAGGCGGCGATATTAGTGGCAACACTCTCTGCGGTTCCATTTGCTTTTGATAAGTCCATAAAGTATTCGTGTTTATCTGCCATTGCCTGATACTCCAAGAACTCACTGTATGTACTTTCAGGCATCCCAAGAGTCTCAATTAGATGTGAGTAAGCGGCAACATGCAATGCTTCTCGAGCGGCAAATCCAGATAACATCATTCGTATTTCTGGTTGCGGAAAATATGGCAGATAGTTAGTCACATACCCATCTGCCACATCTATGTCACCCTGTGTGAAGAATCGAAATATATTAGTGAGAAATGCTTTCTCTTCTTGTGATAATCGTTCCTTCCAATCTTTTACATCTTCTGCCATCGGTACTTCGGTATGTAACCAATGAGACTGTTCATGTTTCAACCATGCCTCGTATGCCCAAGGGTAGTTGAAGGGTTTAAAATATTCTCTTTTACTTGTTAAATCTTGTTTAGGTGTCATTAGTTCTCTCCAGTATCTTTTTGACCTATTTCGTTAAAAGCCCACTCTCTTTCTTTACACCACCAGCAGTTACCACATCGGCCCCTGTCCAATTCCGTACAACTATGAGTGATAGGCATAATGTCTTCTGCTATACCTAAATCAAATCCTAACTGTACAATTTTATCTTTTGTAAAGTCTGCGAAAGGCACACTTAAATGCTTGTGTTCATCGGTCTTAATAAATCTATCATTGGGTAAAGGGTAACCCTCTGGTAGCATAGACCTTTGATTTGGTGGGTAGGCATTTACTGCGCTGAATAAATGTTCACCCAAACCTCTGTTCCAGATATCCCAACCACCACTGGTAACATAATCAGAAGGATTATCGGATGATACATCCCCTACAATGGTTGTCTTTATCTTGGCGTGTCCTAGACGGTTAGAAGACCATTCTAGCACCATATTAGCGTAATGTTCCGCACCATCAATCTTTGGTACTGTAAACGGATTACACTCTTGATTGCGTTCCATACACACTGATTTGACCAGATACCACATAATGGCACTGTCCCATCCACCACTAACTAAAACCGCAATCTTCTTATTTAGTGGTATTTCTTTTTCTATATCATCCTTCACATGCAACACAATTTTCACCATCAATCATACTCTGAAAATCAATCTCTTTTATTGCTTCCCTTTCAATTCTTTTAGAGACCTTATCTGCTTTACCAAGTTTTTCTGACCTACAATAGTATAGAGTCTTCATCCCTTGTTTCCATGCTAGATAATGTATCGCGTGTAAATATTTAATATTAACATCTGGTCTGAAAAATAAATTAACAGACTGTGCTTGGTCAATCCACTCTTGTCTAGTAGATGCATGTTCTACTACCCATCGTTGGTCAATCTCCATGGCAGTCTTGTAGATTTCTTTTTCTTTATCATCCAGACATGTTACATGTTGTACTGACCCATCGTTGGCAATTATCGATGACCAAATTTTGTCATAATCGAGTCTTTTGTTAGTCTCGCATTTATCTTTAATAATAATATCCAAGTGCTTATTCTTATTGAGATACGCTCCAGATAATGTGTCCTGCCTGTAAGCGTTTGCACGATACGGTTCAATAGACGGCGAGGTGTTTCCCATAATAATAGAGCTACTAGCATTGGGAGCGATAGCCATAACATGACTAAATCTTCTTCCTGTCCCCTTCGCATCAATAGCTTCCCCTCTTTCTTTACCCAAGTCCAAGTTTGCTTCATCTAGTTTTCCCCTTATTAGTTTGAACATTCTGATATTTGTTGACTTCGCCATAAATCCTTCAAATGGTATACTGTTTTTCTGGAGATATGCATGAAATCCTAATGCACCAATCCCAATACTTCTTTCCTGTTTCGCTGAAAATACTGCTCTTGATACTGTATCTGGTGCGTTGTCAATAAAATACTGTAATACATTATCTAACATCTCTGCCACATCTCTCAAGAATGTGGTACTCTTTGACCATGCGTCATAGTGTTCTAGGTTCACAGATGATAAACAACAAACAGCAGTTCTGTTTTCATTGGTTGGTAATATAATCTCTGAACAAAGATTAGACTGATTAATTTTTAATCCCTTCTCTTTTAACCACTCTGGCAATCCACGATTACTTGCATCAACAAAATGTAAATAAGGTTCTCCTGTCTCCATTCTCATTTCTAGTATTTTCTGCCACAATGCTTTCGCTGATACTGTATCTCGCACTTCCCCTGTGTGTGGGTCTGTTAGATTCCACCTATCATCAGCATCTGGGTCTGACATGCACTTCTCAATTAGTTGCATAAACCTATCACTGATATTAATACCGTGATGTAGATTTAGACATCTGAGGTTTTGGTCTCCTGTTGGTTTACGCATTTCGAGAAACATTGTAATATCGGGGTGACTAATGTCGAGGTAAGCGGCATAACTACCCCTTCGTGTCTTACCCTGTCTATAGGCGAGTGAACTTGAGTCATAGGTTTTGAGATGTGGCAAGACGCCAGTAGACTTATCATCGCTAGCTCGGATACCAAACCCAATACCAACACCGCCCCCAAGCATACTAAGCCAATTTGTTTCTGATAGATTTTCAACTAATCCCTCCGCTGTATCGTTAATGTAATTTAAAAAACATGAAATAGGTAGTCCCTTATTAGACCTACCAAATGATAGGATAGGTGTAGAGTAAGACAACCAGTGTTTACTAGAATAGTCGTATAACCTCTGTGCGTGTTCATCATTTGAAGCAAATGACTTGCTCACAAAAGCAAACCTCTGTTGTGGACTATCTTCTTCCTCTTTCATGTAACTTTCTTGTAGACGCTGAATACCCAACTTATCGAATAACTGGTCTCTCTCCCTGTCTATTTTAATTCCTAAATAATCTTCTGTCGCCATTATAGTTGTTCCTCTTTCCAGCGTTTTACCATCTCTTGATGAAATGCAAGGCCTGGGTGCATTAAATCCCTAGACAATGCATACTTTTCTTCTTTATGTTCATTCCAATTTGACAATCCTATCTCGTTTCTTTCTCTCGCGGATATGATTTTCAACTCTATGTCGTGTATTTGACACAACTGTTTTATGGCAAGTAAATTCTTTTGTCTTGATATAAATCTTTCTGTTTTAGATTCTACCAATTCTCTTTGCCAGTCGTGGTCAGACCAAAATCCAATCTGAGTATTCCACTCATCCTTCTCTTCATCTATGTACCATACTTCTCTACCCAATTGACTGTTCTCTAATAATAGAACCATCTTAGGTTTTATTACAGGTAACCAACTTATCAGACTTCTAAAACTAACATCAAGTCCTGTAGTACATAATCCCAAGTTCCATATCTTAGTATCAATCTCTTTACCCAATAGATATGGCCATGTCATCTCTACTGGTAGTCCAGTGCCATAGGTAAAACATTCTCCTATAGCAACAATAGAGTCCGGCGACTCCCGAAATTCATCTGTACGATATCCATGTGAGTTAAGGTCATAGTAAACTTCAGTGTCCAACCAACCATACTTTTCCAAAAGGTCTTTCTGGTTTTTTAAATTAGACTCCCAAGCATCTTCACTATCAGTAGAACTCCATTTATGTCTTACTGGTTCGTTTAGTTTCCTATTCCAACCAAAGGCATATGGTATTCTACCCTTGACTAAATCAATGTGTTTATCTTCATCCTCGGTTTTACCGAAATAAATCCTTTCAAATGCTTTATACCTACTAGTCGCCTTGTCTCGCATCTTGTACCGCCTTTACTACATCTGGGAAGTGTTGTCCTATTATTTCCCAGCATATGTTTGCTATCTTAGTGTGTTCTAACTGTGTACCATGTCCACCCCTAAGACCACAATAATGAATCCAAGACCGCAGTGTACCAGCCATGTATATGGTGGTCATAGTATTACCTTCTGGTAACACTGCTCTAGCTTGTTCCTTAGCAATCCCATTATCTAGGGCCCACTGGTAAGCTTTTTTAGATTCATGCATAACTTTCGCCTGTTGCATAGACCACTGCTCTTTGAATTGTTGTTCTTCAATAGCCTCACCAATTTCGATAGAATTTTGTCTGTTCTTCTCATCCTGTAATCTAGCATCCCTAGTTACAAAATCTTCTGATACAGCATATCTTTGACTAAACTCTTGGAAAGAAAAACTACGATGTCTTAGTATTTGTCTACCAATATCTCGCGTTGTTTTAATTTCCATCGTCAAAGAAACAATTTCAAAAGGTGACCAATGTTCATGCTTAATAAGATAAGCCAATAACTTTGGTGCGGTTTTTACATTCATCTGGTTTTCTGGGTTACTAACCCTAGCCGCGTATGCAATTAGTTCATTTGCAGTACGACAACCAGTATAGGCTGAAGGTTGTGTTAAACCTATCAAACTCACTTCATGGTTCATAATTTTTATTTTCCTAGTTTGTGATTGTTACCTTTCATTGCAGCTTCTAAATCCGCAATCATATTTGCTTTGGTTTTTCTTCGGTCAAGTTTAATTCCTTTTGACTCTCCGTACTCATCAAGCTTTGCTTTTGTCATTTTACCAAAATCGACAGTAGACTGTTCTTTGATTTTGTCTTCCATAGTCACAGTTTTATCTGTAACATTTTGCAGACTTTTTTCTACCTTTGGTCTAATAGTGAAAGCGCCGATGAAGAGTGCAGAAATTACCAGAACACCAAGTAATATGAGTGTATCAGTAGCTGCTAGTACATTTTCTTCAATCATGTATTTGCTCCTAACATTTTTTCCATTGATTTAATAAAAACTTGGCAGTCAGTCCACTCTGTGTATTACTACTAATAACATCGCGTACATCAATACCATCGTTCACCATATCATTTATATCTTTTTGTACAATTGATTCTGGCCATATGACAACATTATAATCAAGGTCAACATATTTTTCAACCAACTTAACAACATCTTTGTTACGCGGTTGATTGTCGAACACGATTGTAATCTTATCATGGTTGATTCCCAATTGTTCAATTTTGTTGAATGAAGTGCCAGAACAGGCAATACTGTTTTCAAGAAACAGACTATCTATCGGCCCTTCAACAACTGATATAGGTTTAGACATATCAACTCTATCCAAACCGAATACTGTAGGTGCATCCTCTTTAACTTTAACTAGAATATACCTCAGTGTTTCCCCTCTCATAGCTCTTAATGACACCGACATCAACTGTCCATCTTGGTCAAAGAAGGGAATGACCAATCTGGGTTCTTCTGTTACTATCGATTTAGAGTATTTGTCATTAAGTTGTACTATATTTTTTATGTTATCAATATAGTAAAGTCGATCCAATTTATCATTTGGAATATTTCTACTTTTCACATATTGAACTGCCTCATGGTCATATGGAAGTGTATCCAATCTATCCACAAGTTTATCAAATAAACTAAATTTTGGTGTGAACTTGGGTGGTTCTACTGGTTTATCATCAAACAATTTGTGTCCGTTTGGAGTCCAGTTTGCGCCCTTTGGTTCCCAGTTTTTATTCTCATTCTCACCAAATCTTTCAAGACAATATTCCTTGTGTGTAGTAGGTGCGAGTTCTTTGAGAACAGTCGCAACGCTAGCACCAAAACCACAGTTGTGGCATTTGTAAATCATATTGTTTTCTTTGCGGAAAAAATATCCACGCATCTTGTTTTGATTCTTGCGTGAATCGCCACAGAACGGGCATCTTACATTCCAAAGATAATCATTCTTTTTCTTGAATTTCTCAAAATGATGAGATATCAAGTTGATATATTTCACATCTACATAAAGCATAGGTCATATTATACATTCGCCGGGGGCAGAAGTCAAGCGATTTTTTAAATTATTTTGAAAAATCTTCTACAAAATAGCTATAATCTTCGTTAATTATAGCACTACCAATACCAATCGCGTGTTGGTGGGTTTCCTCATATTTGCGGAACTTTGGCACATCAATCTCTTTTGGTATCTCTAGGGCTCTTTTCTGGTTATATTTTCGTATTTCCAAAGTCTCATGATGTAATGTATTCAAGTCTAATTCATTGAGTCTTTTAAGTTCTGAAACTAAGGCTTGTGCTCTGAGATATGGGTCTTCTACTTTATCATAAGAATAATCAATTAAATTGTCTGCAAATTTAAATCCATTATCTTTTAAAAAGACATTCATACCAGCACCACCAAAAATCATAGGCAGTCTCATACCCAAAAAAGGTTTCCAAGTTTTCTCTGTATAAAAAACTGCATCGTCATGTGTTTCCACTACTAAGTCTATCAATACCTCATCATACCAAGGAGGAAATCTATGTGTCTTCTGTCTATTTTGACCTGTCCATACCAGATAATCTAATTCATCTATATTCTTGTTGTGGTAAATTGTTTCTGGTCTCAAATCTATCCAGATACCCTTGGTAGCAAAACTTACATATTTTAACGGCATGTTATAAAATTCAAGAAAATCAAAAATGACTTTTCTATGTGGACGGCCTTGTCCTAACATACATGTAAAAAGTGTCGATGGTTCCTTTGATGTTTGCCAGTATCGTTTGGGGTCTGTTCCAGACAATGTGTCCTGTTGTTCTTTATTCCAAGATAAATCCCAGCAGTGTCTAATTGTATCTGTCAACCAGAACCAAGGATAAACAGGTGAATCGATAGAGTCGATGCCATCAATGTTACCAGTAACTTCAGTATAAGATTTTGTTTTTAGTTTGGAGTAATCGAAATCTGACCTGATTTCTATTTCTTCGGCATTGTAGACCATGACATCTTCATGTTCATAGTCACCTCTTATCAAATCATCAAATCTTTCATCAAAAGTTGATAAAATAATCATAACAAAAATCCATAAAATTTAAGAGAGAATCAATTGAAAAAACTCGGTATTCCCTATTAAAAAGCCCAGAACAGCAGCAGCACCCATCATCATCCATTGTCTCTTTTCAAGAGACCTAATTCTGTCATCATGTTGATTCGCGTGTTCTGAGATTAAAAGAGTAAGTTCTTTTAATGCATCTTGTACAGAATTAGTATTGTCTTTTAGTTCTTTAGATATCTCTCGGTTTACTGTTGATATACGAGAGTGTAGTTGTTCGTACTTCTCCTCAAAAGTATCGTATGTTCTTTCTATGTCAACCTCCGTTGCGGTAATTCGTTGTTCATGCACAGCTAAAACTTCCTTTATACTAATATTTAGTTCAGTGATTTTTTCTATGGAAATGTCTAGTCTATCAAACAAACCTGTCATTTGTTTGAGGTCTTGTTCCATAACTGCGATTTTCGTTTCGATACTACCGTTTGCCATTAGATTGCCTCTTTTTCTTCCTTCTTTGAAGAGGCATGAGACTAGGGTTTCGGCCGGGTTCTCCTTGTGGGCCTGTTCCTATACCAGCAATTGCACCACCACCCATCGGGCCTGCTACATTTGCAATCTCTTCATCCAAGGCGAAATAGGTGAAAGGTGTTCTACCCATTTCTAACATTTTTGATTCTTTGATTACATCTTCATCTTCTGAATACAAATCAATCAATGCCTCAAACTCACCATCTTCCATATCTTCTACATTTTTATTTTCGCGTAGAAGAGCAATAGCGGCAGCAAATGTAAGAAGTCTTTTAGAGGTTCTATCTGGAGACTTCATTAACGCTCGCTTAATTTTAAAAGCGAGTTTGTCCAGTAAAGTATATGCATCCAATTCTTGAGAACCAGATGGTTCTTTTATCTTGTTACCGTCTGCATCGACAATTCCCATGAGATACGCTGGATGTTTCTTAATAGGTTGTGAGAACATCCTAAGTATCCTATATGCGATTAAACTGTCTACAACTCTGGACATTAAATTTTCCTTAAAATATTAATCACTTTCATGTCTAGTTGGATATCATCTCCCCTAACACCACCAGTGATTATCTGTTCCATTGGCATCCTATTCAAGAATACCAGAAAAGTTTTTAGTATAGGCCAATGTTCTTTGTCTATTTTATAGAACAGCAAGGGTGTCGCCGCCTTGTCGAAAACATTGTATAATACTATAAGATGATTTAAAATAAGTCTGTCGTTTAAAACCTCTGTTCTTTCGTACCTACGAAATAACCTTTTTAGGTATTTAAAACGCTTGATATCTTCTTCAAAATCATCCATTCCAGAACACTCTGGACTATTATAATTCTTCAATGCGTATACTAAATAGTTCTCTTCATTCAATTCAATCATTCATAAAATCTTTTTATTATCTAATTGGCAACTGTAGCAGTTCCCCCTATCATCCACCATTTACTATTAGTATATATGAGGGTTGCCGTATCACCAGCATTATTGAATGTAATGGTGTCGTGACCCAAGTCTGAATCATCTAGTGTCAGTGTTACCGCACTAGAATTGCCATCCATAACAATAATTTTCAATTGACCTTCTGTACCAGCACCAATGGTTAGTGTACCACCTGTGCCTGGGTTTGTCAATCTAGTCACATTCGTTGCGACTGAGACTGCGCCTGGCCCTGTTACTGTATCCACATCCGCGATTGATACCTTATCTGAAAAAGATACAGGTGTCGCCACATCAGCGAATAGATTTGCAGCTGTCACACCTTTACTAGTAGAACTTTGTACTAGATAAAAGGTGTCAGCGGCAGCTACAGATGTAGCTGCCGTTAATTCTGAAAGTTTACTATCAGCCATTAGTTACACTCTGGGCATGTACATGTACAACACTTGCAACATTTACACATGCTTTATCTCCTTATGCAGTTGCGGTTAGTGTTCCACCAGCAGTTCCCTGTGCAGCTGTGATTGCTCTTTCTGCATTTCCACCACCGATTGTGTCAACTATTGTACCGCCATTGAGGTTAAGTGATTGTGCTCCAATTGAAAGTACATCGTCTGCAACAATTGTTGAACCACCAGCACCTATTGTAACACTAAATGTAAGTTTATCAGAAGTTACTGGTAAAGTTCCATCCATTGTTAGTGTAACACTAGCTGCTGAACCACCACCCGCTTGGTTGTTTGTTAAAACTAACAGCGGGAATGCTGTTGCTACGGTTACTTGTTCGTTGTAACTGACTTCAGCTGAAATTACGCCTCCGTCTGAAACATCAAACGCTGTGCTTACAAAATCTACAGCATCAATAGTTGCTTGTCCTAGTGAAGTCGCAAGTGAACCAAGTGCAACTAAAACTTCTGGAGTGGCACTTGTATTGCCATTTCCTGTCATAGTTGACCCAGCTTTTACAACCCAACCACTAGAGTTAGCAAAGACATCTTCTTTTTGGTCTGCTGTTAACCACTTTGGTTTTGATTCGTCTGAATCAGTTGCTCCCCATCCACTCATTTTTTCTCTCCTATGTGTTTTTGGTTATTAAAACTATTTTGCATGATCCATAAAGTTCTTATGACTTGCGTGGGCATGCGATTGCATTTTTTCTTTATCAGCAGGTTTGCCACTCATGTATTTATTCAAGAATTTAGCGGCGTGTGCCTTGGAAACTGTGTGATGTTTACCATCTTTGAATTGTACTTTCTTACCTACTGAAATAGCTTTCCTCATTTGAGGAACGATATGTTCGATTTCTTTGGCGTTCTTCGCGTCTGATACTTTAGGTGCATCCTTCTTTAAGGGTGCCATACCTCTTTTATCATCTTTTGAGTAATCCCTAGCAGCATCTCTAAATGCTTTGTTCTCGTTTACTGCATCGTGGGCGCCATCTACTTTGTTAAAGAATTTCTTCTTCTCTTCTGGTGACATACCAGCAAGAGATTTACCTGTCTTCTTCAACATAGAAGTAAACTTCTCTTTGTAAGACATCTCCATAATTTCATTGAAATCTTCTACACCATCAAACAAGTCCAACCACTCATCTTTCATGTTCTCTTCGTTTGCTTTTCTTAATGCTTTAGAAGCAACAGGATGGTCGGATAAACCTTTCTTGATTTTCTCCATTGCCTTAGCAGCACCTGTCATGTTACCGCCTTTGTATCTCTTATCAAATGCGATACCTTTCGCCTGTCTAAGTTCCTTGTCGGTGTAGTTGTTCTTTGTAGGGGACTGATATGCTTCCCACATCTCATAGTCCATTGCATCTAACTCTGGTAGTCCTTCTAGTTCTTCCTTGAGTTTAGCGTTTGCTTTATCAACTGCCTTGTCCATCTGTTTTTCCATAGACTTGAGAGATTTTTTATCTTTCGAGTCTTTAGCAGCCTGATAGATATCAAGAGTATTCTTAGCAACACCTTCAGTCTTCAAGCCTGGGTCAGTTTCTTTTTCTTCTCTACCCTTCTTATCAGAAAGTCTTTTAGCTTTTTTCTCTGCCTTGAGTCTTTCGTCTTCGGATGCCCTAGTAGCCATATCCTTAAATTTACCTTCCTCTATGGCTTTTGCTTGAGCGAAAGGATTTTTTGTCCAATCAATATCCATTTTTTCTTCCCCTTGATTAACTTCATCCGTCATGTAACCTTTCATAGGCCCTTTCTGAATGGTGTTCTTTTTGATTATATTTGATAACTTGTCGCGTTTCTCTGCACTCTTTTTCTTTGCTCTTTCTTTAGCAGCAGCTGCGTCTTTATTTGAAATTCTGAATCCACCAGTATTATGTGATGCCTTATCACTTGACATTGCACCGTACTCGTCTAGTTGTTCTTCTTCCCTAATTCCTGTGTCCAACTGTTTCATTATTTTAGGAAGTTCTTTTTTGGCGGCCGCTCGTTTTTTTGGTTCACCAATTTCATCAGCGACCTTACCAGTTTTTTGTAATTTTTTTAGAAGTCTATTTCTGTCAGCAGCGCCTGAGAAAGCTGCTCTGTTTTCTTCTAGTTCTTCGTTCATGAGGTCATCGTGATTCTTTTTAGCATATGCATCTGCTTCGTCTTTTGTCTCAAAACTAGCAACTTTCTTACCTTTCATATCATATACGCAGAACTTCTCACCCTCTTTCTTGACATGACTAGTAGGATCCATAGTGTGTTCTTTATCAGAATCGTAATCTTTTTTCTCTTCTTCTGTTTGATATTTCTTCTGTTGTACAGAGGTTCTTGCTCTATTGAATACAGTATCGTCACCTAGTACGATGAACATCATACCGTTCAATAGTGTGTTGACCGCGTTTCTTTCATTCGGCGCAGGCACTTTACCTTGATTGAATTTCTCTAAACCGCGTTTTAAAATGGGTAATTGTGATGCAGGCATTAATCCCTGTCTTACGAGCATATCAAGTCTTCTTGACATATCCGCTTCTAATAGGGTACTTTCTCCGCCTTCAAGAACTTCCCTAATTATTCTGTCTAATCTGCTGGACATTTGGTGTCTCCAATATAAATTTGTTTATAGGTATTATTTATAAAGTTCAAGTGCTAGGGATTCCAATCACAGGAACATAATATTAGTAAACCTTCTTGATATCATATCCTACAGGACTTACCACTCTAATTTCGTGCAATACACCTTCAGTATCAACGAACTTAAAATGTTTTTCCGATATCTTTTTTAAAGCTTTCGCCCTATATGTTTTTGGTTTCAAACTTTCGACTCTGGTTCCATCTGCTAATACTCTTGTCTCAGCGGGATAGAAAATTGTTATCTCCCACTCTTCGTAAAGTAACCGCTTTAACCACTCAATCATACTAATCCTCTACTTTGGAACCGGCCCTCCATTGCTTACAACTCCAGTATCTTGCTTTCCAGCGAGGGCCTGGATTGTCACAATTGTGCCTTGCACGAAATGACTTTCTGCGTTCTGGGTCATCTCGTTTGATTTCCATATTTGGGTCTCCAAACGATACTTTGACAACATTGCCTTTATCGTTCTTGACATGTACATAAAATTTCTTACTACCACCTCTCTGGACTTTACCTAATTTGACTTTTTTCTTTTCACCTTCTTCTGTAATAATAGTGATTTCTTCGCCAGTCTCTTCAGATAAAGATTCAGATACAGTCTTCCATCCACCACCAGCTTTCTTGTACTGTTTAGCAGCCCATCCATTCGCATATGCTGAAGGATAGACATCAAACTTTGATTTTGCTTGTGATTTAAATTTAGACCATAACTTTGGATTGGTCGGTACATTTTTTTCTAATAGTTGTTTGAATGTAATCATTTCGTTTTCTTCGCCGCCTTTGGTTTACTTGCTAATTTTGGTTTAGCAAATGTTTTTTTACTTGCCTTAAACTTTTTACCCTTCTGTTTTGAAGCAGAAGCCAATGCTTTCTTTGGATTATACTTCTTCGCCTTCTGGGATTTCTGTCTTGAACCAGATTTCAATCTTTTCATTTCGTTCTTACGAACAATAGGTATCATTCTCTGAGCAATCCTAGATACTAATCCAGAAAATCTCATAACCATACCTTCAATACGAGCCTTCTCAGCAGGTGGCAATGCACTTAAATCCCTACCTCTCGCAATCCTGTTCTTCAACATATTTCTTGCACCACGAGTAGCACGCCTCTTCAATCTAGTTGGGTCAGCTGCCCTCCTCGCGGCTCTCATACGAGCAACTTTGAGTTTTTGTCTGTTTCTTCTAGCAGCGAATCGTCTTTTCATTCTACCTTGAATGGATAGAACTTCAGTTATTTGTACTTCATCGTGCCAGTCTATATCTTGGTCAAATGCCTCAAAATCTTCTAATTCGTCTTCGTCATACATTCCCAGACCCATCATATCTTCAAAAGATAATTCATCAACTTCGTGTTCAAGTGCTTCTATTTCTGGTTCCGTGAATATTGCAGTCCAATCGTTATCAATGGTATCAAGAGTGATAATTCCCTCAAAGTCATCTTGAGTCCCATCTACATCTTTGTGCATTTGGTCATGGGTTGCAGATGCTATTGATTTTAATTCTTCTGTATCTCCTGCTTCCATTACTGCTTTGTAATGTTTCTTATTTCCATTAGACCTGTTCTTTTTAGTAGTTTTTCCAGGCTCGCCAGGCGTTAATGCTTTCATATAAGCAGTACCATCTGGTCTACCCCATTCGTACCTACTAATTTGGACATCTTCTTTGACATCGGTTTTAACCATAACTGGTTTTCCACCTTTACCCTTTCTGTCTGCAACTGGGTCTTTTCTGCGTTTTCTTCTGGCAGATGTTGCTCTGTCATCTTTAGACATACTGTGAGCTTTTGAACGAGGCATACACTTTGGTTTACCTTCGCCAGGCTCTCTTGCACAATCTCCTTTAATTTCACCGTCTGTACCTACGCGAACCCAATCACCTTTTGGGCCTTTACCAAACCACTTGCGTAAATCTTCCATTGCCATTTGAGCTCTTTCTTCACTAGATAGTTTTGGGAATCCTTGTGGTGCAGTAGATTTTCCGTATACTGGTTTACCACCCTTAGTACCCAATTTTACTTTTGTGGTTTTAGACTTAGTTCTGTTAAAAGAGTTTGATTTGGAATCCCTGTCAAAAACTCCTTCAGTGGAAAGTTTAGCGGCAATCACCAT